TACCCCGAAAACGCCTCAATAAGCCACTATCAGCTCGAAAAGGACTCAGAGTGACTACATCGGCTCAAACAGGCTCAGAAGGGCTCACAACGGCTGAGGAAGGGGTAACAGAACCGCGTAAGGGCTCCCAAACCCCTAGAATCCGCTCCAAGCCTAGCGATTTACCTACCAGGGGCGATGAGATGATTCAGTTCTGCAAAGATATTGGATTCCCGCTCCTTCCTTGGCAGGAAGATTTGGCTCGAGACTGTTTGAGATACAAGGCTGACGGCAGGTGGCTACATCCACTTATTGGAATCATGCTTCCGCGCCAGCAAGGAAAGTCGACCTTCATGGCGCTTCGTATTCTGTTTGGAATCTATATCCTGGGCGAGAAGATGCACCTGGCTACGGCTCACAAGCTGACTACATCTAGCGAAATCTTTTATAAGGTAAGCCAGATGATTGATAACTCTGAGCTATTAAAAGAAAACTTTAGCAAGAAGTATGAATCTAAAGGATCGCAGGAGATTCGATTTAAGAATGGCGCTCGCTATCTCATCAGAGCTGGTAATAGTGCCGCTCGAGGTATTGCGGCTCCCGATGTTATCCATATTGACGAGTTACGAGAGTTCGACACCGAGGATGTCTGGTCATCTATGCGATTTACTCAGATGAGTAATCCCAATCCTCAAAGTTATGTCTATTCCAACGCAGGTCATGCTAACTCAGTCCTGCTACTCAAGTTTCGTGAGCGGGGCTTAGCCGCATCCGAGGGAGCCGATGATTCTATTGGCTGGTTCGAGTGGAGCGCAGTTCCTGGCGCTGAGATAACCGACAAGGAAGCCTGGTATCAGAGCAATCCAAGTTTAGGCTGGACGGTTCACGAAGATAACATTAAAGATTCACTATCAGATCGTGAGGACATATTTAGGACAGAAGTTCTCTGCCAATTCGTCTCAATGATTAACCCAGTCATATCTGAGGCTGAATGGAAGAAATGTAAGGGCGAGATTCCAGCTCTGGATGTCGAAAAGGATACCTGGATGGCTATTGACCTTTCACCCGATCGTAAACATGGGTCGCTAGTGGCCGGCCAGAGAATCGATGGCGATAAGTTCATGGTCACTTTGCTTCACACCTGGTTTAATCCAATTAACCTAGACGATAAAGAGATGGCTAACGATATTGCCTTCTGGGTTCGTAAGTTCCCAGTCAATCAGGTTGCTTACTCCAAGAGCACCGCTGGCGCAGTAGCGGCAAGGCTTCAGCCAGCAGGGATACCGATGTATGAGATTGCGATGCAGGAGTATCAGCAAAGTTGCGATGAGTTCGTCTCAGCCGTTACATCGATGCGCCTTCAGCACTCCGATCAAGAAGAATTAACTAAGCAAGTCATTAGCGCCGTAAAACTTACTCGAGGCGATGGCGGTTGGGTCATGGGGCGCAAAGCTTCTGGAATTGTGTGTGGTGCAGTAGCCGCTGCAATGGTTACACACTTTGCGACACGCGCTGAGTCGGAAGTAGACATTCAGATAGGATAGTGTCTATTTATCGGACAGTTCGTGTATAATATGTCCAATGGGAATTCGGGATATCTTCACGCAAGCCAAGCCAGTCGAGATGATTGTGGATGCGGCTTCTACACCAGCGCCTTTTAACAACACAGGCTCATTTAACCCTTTCGTATTTACCCAATCAGTTGCATCACGACAACAAGCAATGGCAGTTCCTACAATCGCAAGAGCTCGTAATATTATTTGTAGCACATTAGCAGGATTACCTTTAGAGCAATACTCAAAAGTTAATGGATCGCATTTACCAACTCCTGCAGTAATTAACCAGCCAGACCCACGCGTTCCAGGTTCAGCAACTTACGCATGGCTCGCAGAAGATTTGCTATTTCATGGAGTTGGCTACGGTCAGGTCATGGAGCAGTACGGCGAGACAGGTCGTGTTCGTGCATGGACTCGCGTTGCACCAGATCGTGTAACTCCTAAGCTCAATCATAATCAAACTGAAATCGTGGGATACCAGGTCGATGGTTCAGTAGTTCCTAACCAGGGCGTAGGTTCCCTAGTCGTGTTCTACGGCATGGATGAAGGATTGCTTAACCGCGCTGGTCGCACAATCAGAGCAGCTCACGCTTTAGAGCAAGCTGCAGAAACTTTTGCTAAAGAGCCAGTACCGCTACAAGTTCTCAAGTCAAACGGAGTCAATCTTCCTGCAGAGCGCATCTCAAAAATTCTTGAATCATGGCGTAATGCTCGCTTAACTAAATCAACTGCTTTTCTTAATGCCGATGTTGAATTGCAAGCGTTGGGCATCGATCCAGCGAAACTCCAGCTCAATGAAGCTCGTCAATATGTAGCTTTGGAATTGGCTCGCGCTTGCAACCTTCCTGCATATTTCGTCAGCGCCGAAACTACTAGCATGACCTATAGCAACTCAGTCTCAGAACGCCGTTCCCTTATTGATTTCTCAATGAAGCCAATCCTTACCGCCATTGAGCAGCGCTTATCTATGCCAGATTTTATTTCATCTACAACTAGCACAATCCGCTTCTCGCTCGATGAGTTCCTTCGCTCAGATGCATTACAACGCGCTCAGGTTTACGAGATTCTTAACCGTATTGGCGCAATGAGTGTCGAGCAGATTCGTGAAGAAGAAGATTTAATCGATAACAAGGAGAATAGCTAATGAAGATAACAATGCCAGTAGCGATCACCGCTGCAGATTCAGAATCACGCATTATCGCGGGTCGTATCGTTTCTTGGAACGCTGAAGGCAACACCTCAGCCGGTCGCACAATGTTTGAGAAGGATTCAATCAAGATGGCTAAGAACATCAAGCTAGTCCTTCAGCACGACACCACTCGCCCACTCGGTAAGCTAATGAGCTATGAGGAAGATGCAACAGGCATTACCGCAGAATTTAAGATCGCAAAGACAACCGCTGGAAATGACGCACTTGAGGAAGCAGCTACAGGGCTTCGCTCAGATTTTAGCGTGGGCGTAGATGTCGAAGAATGGGATAACAAGGATGGCGTAATGGCTATCACCGCAAGCAATCTCATTGAGGTCAGCTTGGTAACAGATGGCGCAATCCCAGGCGCTGAAGTCGCAAAAGTAGCGGCAGAAGAAACAGAGGTTTCTGAGACAACTCAGGAAGAAACACAATCAACCATCGAAGGAGAACAAGTGTCTAACACCGTTCCAGAAGTCGCTCCTGCCGCTGAAACGGTAGAAGCCGCAAAGGTTGAGGTCAAGGCTGCAACAGCACCATACATCTCAACAACAGTTCGTAATCCAATCGTTGATAAGGCTTCTTATCTCGAGCACTCAGTCCGCGCTTCACTTGGTGACGATACATCTAAGATGTATGTCGCAGCAGCCGCAGACACAACAGACAACGCTGGTCTAGTTCCAACACGCCAGCTCACAGAGGTCATCAATGGCATCTCAAACGCAGACCGCCCATTCATTGACTCAATCTCACGCGGAACACTACCTGATGCAGGTATGACTTTTGAGATTCCTAAAATCACAGTTGCTCCAACAGTTGCAGTAGCATCTGAAGGCGGAACACCATCAGAGACAGACCAGAACGCCGCCTTCGTGACTGTAAATGTCCAGAAGTTCATTGGCCAGCAGACATTTAGCCTTGAGCTACTCGATCGCAGCTCACCAGCGTTCTTCGCTGAGCTCGTTCGTCAGATGGAGTTTGCATACGCAAAGGCAACAGATACTGCAGTCGGAACCGCGCTTATCAACGGCGGAACAGATGGCGGAAACCGCGCAGCAATTACAACAGGCGCACTCGCTGCAGATTTCGTATCAGATGCAGCAGTTTCAATCTACAAGGGCACACTCGGATTTGCTGAGAACATCGTAGTATCTCCAGAACAATGGGGCGCACTCATGGGCCTTGTGGATAGCTCAAACCGCCCAATCTTCCAGCAGACAATCAACCCACAAAACGCAGGTGGAACACTTACTGCAACTGCAGTTCGCGGAAACCTTCTTGGCTTGAACCTTCGCGTATCACGCGCACTCACAGACGGTTCAGGACTTGGCGATAACACAATGATCGTCATCAACCCAGATGCGTACACATGGTACGAGAGCCCACGCCTCTCACTCCAGACAAACCTCATCTCAACAGGTCAGGTTCAGGTTGGCTACTACGGTTATGGTGCAGTTGCTACAAAGCTTGGCGCTGGCGCATACCGTTTCATGGTTGCATAACCACAAACTAATCATGGGGGGCGGTTGCTCCCGATCGCTCCCCCAGTCGTTTAATAGAGAGGATGTAGAGATGGCTTCAATAGTTACCGTAGCAGAGCTCAGGTCGATTCTTGGCGTCTCTACATCCCTTTATAGCGATGCTTATTTAACAGATGTTATTGATACCGCTGAGGCAGTTATCTTGCCTATGCTGGTTAAGTACGCTTCACCAATCCAAGCCGTAGAGCTTGAGGACAACATCGCCACCTATCAGGTGCTAGGCGATAACAACTTTTCAGAAGGTCAGAGCGTAGTAATCACAGGTTGCGGCACTCCCTTCAATGGTACTTTTACGATCCTTGAATCTAGCAATTACGATGTAGATACTTTTATCGTCAATTCCAATTCCCGCGTATTCGTGGATGGCGTTTACAGAGAGTTCAACGGTTTCTTTACCGTAGCAATCACCAATGCAGACATTACAGAGCGCAAGGTCATCCCATCAGGTCTAGCTACCCTTTCAGGAGCTTCCACCTATGTAGGAGTGCCAGCGGTTGAGTCAGCAGTCCTAGCCGTATCAGTCGAAGTATTCCAATCTCGCATCGCTCCAGGTGGACAGATTGAGGGCGTAGACTTTACCCAGGTTAGCCCTTATCGCTTAGGTCGTAGCTTATTTAATCGCGTTTCAGGATTACTAGGGGCGTACATCGACACCGATTCAATGGTGCAATAATGCCTAGCACAATCCTAGACACAGTTCGTGCGCCACTAGCAGCGGCTTTTGCCAATGTAGCTGGCAATGTCTACGCATATGTTCCCGAAGCGCCAATGGTGCCTTTTGTCGTGTGTGTTCCAGATTCACCGTATCTTGAATTAGAAACTATCGGCAAAACTACCCTTCACACAAAGGTTAATCTCGTCATCTCGGTTGCAGTTGCATATAACTCCAACCCTGCATCGCTCGACAATCTCGAGCAGCTCGTCATAAGTGTTCTGAAAGTAATCCCAGTCGGGTACACGATCGGAGCGGTTGAAAAACCAACGGTAACTCAAGTCGGTCCATCTAATTGCTTAGTGGCTGATATCCGAGTATCCACCTACTACACTCAAACCAATTAAGGATAAACATGGCAACCACAGTAATCACAGGTCGCGATATTTCTCTATCTTTCACAGGTGGAACAGATATCGAAGCTCAGGCACTCTCAGCCGTTCTTACAAAGACTAACCTTCGCGAGACATACCAGACTCTCGATGGAGAGGCTTACAAGACAACCAATGTTGAGGGTACTTTCGCACTTTCAATGTTGGCAGACTGGGGTAAAGCTAACTCAGTATGCGAGGCTCTCTGGACTGCGGCAGAAGCACCAGATACCACAATCTCAGTAACCCTTACCGCTGCTACAGGCGCTCAGTTCGTGTTCCCAATTCTTCCAGAGTTTCCTACTGCTGGTGGAGCTGGAACAGATGCTCAGACTGTAGACTTTACATTTAAGATCGCTAACGGAACCGTCACAGAGACCTTTAGCTAAAAAATAGAAACGGGAGCAAACAATGCAACAGAACATCACAATTAAATACATAGACGGAACCGAGACCACTTACCAGGTTCGCCCGCCAGATTACGCCAAGTGGGAGATGACTACTAAAAAGGTTATCTCTCAGTTTGGCGGAATGTGGGATATCTTATTCGTAGCGCATAGCGCGATGAAGCGAGATGCAGGGGGCAAGCCGACCAAGACTCTCGATGTGTGGATGGAATCAGTCAATGACCTTGAGGTCGGTGACGAAAACCCAAAAGCCATGCAAGAGGAAGCGTAAGCCGACTCCTAGTAGAGCTAGCAATCGCTACTCGGATTCCTATGGATCATTGGAAAACGGCTGAGGATATCTTAACCGCGATTGAGGTACTAGAGGAGCGGAATGGCAAGTGAGCTAGTAGCACTAGACCAGACCGAGCTTCGCCAAGTATTCAAGGCGCTTAAAGGTATGACTACAGAAGCTAACGATGAAGCTAAACGCCAAGCGGGAGCATTGGCGGAGTTCGCTAAGGCTGAGGTGACTCAGACTGCTAATTCAATCAATAGCCGTAAAGTCGCTGGTCGTATTGCCAGCGGATCGCGTGTAAAGAAGTCAAGCCGTATCGGTGAGATTACTTATGGATTCGCTTCTCAGAAGTTTTCAGGTGGGGCAACCACCAAGGATATCTGGGGCGGTTCTGAGTTTGGTTCTAACAAATATAAGCAGTTCCCAGTTTGGTCAGGGCGTGAAGGTCGTGGCTCTAAAGGCTGGTTTATCTATCCAACGCTTCGCAGGATTCAACCTGAAATAGTTGCTAGATGGACTGCCTCATTCGATAAGATTCTGAAGGAGTGGACATAATGGCTACAGGTACCAGAGCACTAACGCTCAAGCTCCTTGCCGATGTTGATAACTTTACTAAGAATCTCAACAAAGCCGACAACGATGTTTCGACCTTTGGCGATAAGGTTTCAGACTTTGGCAAGAAGGCTGGCTTAGCCTTTGCAGCCGCAGGAGCCGCAGCCGTTGCCTATGCTGGCAAGTTGGCTATCGATGGCGTTAAGTCAGCTATTGCAGATGCAGCCGCTCAAGAGAAACTGGCACTTACGCTCAAGAATGTAACAGGGGCTACAGAGGCTCAGATAGCCGCTACAGAGGATTACATCACTAAGACCTCATTAGCCTTTGGCGTTACAGATGACGAGCTCAGACCGTCCTTAGAACGCCTTGCAAGAGCTACTGGCAATCTTCAGAAGGCTCAAGAGCTACAGACAGTTGCGATCGATGTTGCGGCTGGTTCTGGTAAATCTCTCGAGGCAGTTACCAATGCTATGGCAAAGGCGGCTGAAGGTAATACCGCTTCCCTTGCCAAGTTAGGCATAGGCTTATCATCAGCCGAGTTAAAGACTATGAGCATGGAGCAGATTACTGCCAAGCTCGCAAATACTTTCGAGAACCAGGCATCAGTCAAGGCAGATACATTCGCTGGCAAAATGACCAGGCTTCAGATCGCTTTTGATGAAGGCAAGGAAACCGTAGGCGCATTTATCCTAGATGCTATTACTCCTATGGTTGAAACTATTGTAAACCAGGTTATACCAGCTATCTCAGACTTTACTAGCAATCTTGGTGAGAAGCTTCAGCCAGTTATCAAGGTAATTCAGCCAATCATAAATGGACTACGCAACGCCTTCAATTCAGTTAAGAATTCATTAGAAGAAAACAATACTCAGCTTCAGCCATTCTATGATTTCATGGTAGCTATCTTTAACTTTGCTAAGGATTATCTAGCGCCATTCCTAGGCAAGGTATTGGGCGCAGCCTTTACCGCTTTAGGCAAGATTATTTCAGGGGTTATCAGTACCTTTGCAGGATTCGTATCGACCCTATCTAATATCTATGATCGCATTACTGGCATCATTAACGCTATTCGCTCAGCGGCTTCAGCCGTCTCTGGCTTCTTTGGTAACGATAATGTATCGACTCCAACTCCTAGTCGAGCCACATCTCCAACGGTTCCACGCATTACCCAATCTTCAAGCCAGACTAACATTACAGTTAATGGAGCTATCGACCCTGAGGGTACTGCTCGCACAATCGTCAGCGTACTTAATAACTCAGCCGCTCGAGGCACTCTAGGCGCGGCAGGACTCGTAATTTAATGACGGCTTATACACCCGATTATAAGGTTATCGTCAATGGGGTTGAGCTATCCAATGTAACGATAGCCGACCTCACTATTACCTCAGGGCGAACAGATATCTATCAGCAACCAGTAGCGGGATATTGCCAGGTTTCTTTACTCAATTTCAATAACACTACTTATAACTTTAATGTTGGCTCTGGAATCACCGTAGAGGTTACTAACTCAGTTGGCTCTTATATCCCTATCTTTGGCGGGCTAATTTCAGACTTTACAATTACAGTCAATAGCGCTGGATCACTAGGCTATACAACCATCGCCACCGTTACTGCCCTTGGAGCCTTATCTAAGCTACCTAAGATTATTGACCCAGGAGTCTTATCTCAAGACCAAGACGGAGACCAGATTTACACGCTTTTATCAGGTTACTTGCTAGGTTCCTGGAACGATGTACCAGCGGCTGAAACTTGGGCTAATTACAACCCTACCGAGACATGGGCTAATGCCGTAAACATCGGACTAGGTGAGATTGACCGTCCAGGCGATTACGACATGATTTCACGATCATCTAGCAATACCGACCTTTACTCACTTTGCACCGCTATCGCTAATTCAGCTTTTGGAGTTCTCTACGAAGATGCCAACGGCAATATTGGCTATGCAGACCAGACCCATCGTCAGGACTATTTACAGAACAATGGCTACACAACCTTAGATGCTAACCATGCCAACGGCTTGGGGCTATCTGCTACGACTCGAGCTGGTGACCTTCGCAATAGCTTTACAATCAATTACGACAATAACGCCAACCAGACTTATACCGCTACCGACCTAGTTAGCCAAGCTAATTACGGAGTTTATGCCGAGCAGTTTACATCTCGGATTAAGAAAACAGTCGATGCTGAAGCCCTAGCAGATCGTTACATCGAGCTCCGAGCTAATCCTTATCCTAAGTTCCAGAGCATTACCTTCGTACTTGGAAACCCTGAAATAGACGATGCCGACCGAGATGCGCTTATCAATATCTTCCTAGGTCAGCCAGTCTGGATTCAGAATTTACCGCCTAATATCACAGGTGGTTCATTCCAGGGTTATATCGAGGGCTGGACATTCAGAGCAAGCCTCAATAATCTCAGCGTGACTTTCAATGCATCTCCTGTGAACTTTAGCCAAGTTGCGGTAAAATGGGAACAGGTAAATGCAGCGGAAACTTGGAACACAATCAGTAATAGCCTAACCTGGCTTAATGCGATAGGAGCAGTAGCGTAATGGCAACCACGACCACTAACTTTGGATGGGATATTCCTCAATCCACCGACCTGGTGAAGGATGGCGCTACCGCTATTGCCGCGCTTGGTCAAGATATTGATACCGCTTTGGTAGACCTTAAAGGTGGCACTACAGGGCAGGTATTGGCTAAGGCATCAGGTACAGACCTTGATTTCTCATGGGTAGCTCAGGATGACTCAAACGCCATTCAGAACGCTATTGTAGATGCTAAAGGTGATCTCATCTCAGCAACGGCGGCAGATACACCAGCTCGCCTTGCCGTAGGTACTAATGGTCAAGTGCTTACCGCTGATTCAGCTGAGGCAACTGGGCTTAAGTGGGCTACAGTTGCTGCAGGTGGGATGACCTTGCTATCAACTACAACTCTCAGCGGCGCTTCAACAACTATTAGCTCAATTTCAGGCAGCTATAATAAACTAATAGCTTACATTTATGGAGTGACTAACGCTTCTTCCAATTATCAGTTTTTTATTCAACCAAATGGTACTGCAAATCTTGCTTATGCAATTCTTCCACAAAACCAAAACAACACAGCACAACAAGATAAAATTACAAATGGCGATATTTCAGCGCAAGCCAACATAACCCAAACAGGTGCTAATTCTACAGTTTTAGAAATTGATAATTACGCACAAACTAGCGCTTTTAAACCATTTACTTATGGTGGCTTTGCCGTTACTACTGGTGGAGATTTGGGTTTTAGAGTTATGGGCGGCATTAAAACCAACAGTGCTATTAGTTCAATAACATTTGTAGCTAATGCTGGAACATTCAACGCAGGAACAGTCCTACTATACGGAGTTAAATAATGCCAAAGCCAATCATTAGAATCCACGACATTGAAACAGGCGAAGTTGTAGACCGCGAAATGACCGCTGATGAATTTGCTGACTATAAAGCATCCATCGAAGCTAAAACCGCAGAAGAAGCTCAAAAGCAAGCCGATGCAGAAGCTAAGGCAGCACTATTGGAGCGTCTAGGAATTACCGAAGAAGAAGCAAAGCTACTGCTCGGATGAAACCAGTATTATGCAAAGCTGGTCAGCAACTACGCGAACAGTTCGATGACTCCTACGATCGTGATAGGCGCTCGGATGGATGGATTGGCGATACACGCCATTCAGCGCGTCCTAGTGACCACAATCCTGATGCAGAGACAGGGGTGGTTCGAGCAATCGATGTCGATAGAGATGTCGTTAAGGGCGGAAAGCCCGACCTCATGCCCGATATTGCTAATCAGATTCGACTCTGTGCCAAGGCAGGAGATAAGCGCATCGCGTACATTATCTTCGAAGGAAGGATTGCAAGCTCTCGCATGGGCTGGCGCTGGCGCAAGTATAAAGGAAGCAACCCACATAACGCGCATTGCCATATTTCTTTCACTAAAGCGGGCGATACAGATGGTTCGTTCTTTAATATACCCATGTTAGGCGGTAAGTAAATGGAAGCAGTAATCATAGGAGCACTAGGGCTTATGGCTATTCCTGCCATTCGTGCGGCTATTAAGTCATACCGATCTAAGAAGGCTCTCGCTGATGTAGCCGTAGATGCTATCGAAGCGGCAGTAGATGCTATCGATAAGAAGAAATGACCCTTCAGGATTACGCTGCTATTGCAGTAGCGATCGTGACGGTTCTGGGTGGTGTAGCTGCTCTACTCCGCTTCGTGATTCTTCACTATTTACAGGAGCTGAAACCGAATAGCGGTAGCTCCATAAAAGACCAGGTAAATCGTTTGGAGACACGCGTAGACAAAATCTACGAATTGTTACTAGCTCAGGGAGAATAGTCTTATGGCTCGTAAGAAGGCAATTGACCTAGATACCTATAACGCTCTAGATGCGTGGGCAATTTCTCTACAGGAGATGTACCGAGCATTAAGAAAAGCGGGTATGCCTGTTGATATTGCCCTAGCCATAATCGTTGAGCCTTCTGCGTATCCTGATTGGATTCTTCCTAAGATACCGAACACGCTAGAGCCTGACCCCTATGAGGATGACGAGGACTAGATGAAGAAGATCGTAATTCTGAGCGATTTACAGGTTCCTTTCGAGGATGTTCATGTCGTACAGAATATCGCACGATTCTTAAAGACTTTTAAGCCAGACCAGACAGTCACTATCGGAGACGAGATTGACTTTCAGACCATTTCCAAGTGGAGCCAGGGTACGCCTGAGGAATACTCTCAAAGCCTAGGCGATGACCGCGATAGGTGTGTTGAGCTTCTCTGGGAGCTAGGCGTAACGGATTGCATACGATCCAATCACACCGACCGTCTCTATAATGTAATCATGCGGAAGATTCCAAGCTTCCTAAGTTTGCCCGAGCTTCGCTTTGAGAAGTTCATGAAATTTGACGAGCTAGGTATAACTTTCCACAAAAGCCCGCTAAACCTTGCGCCTAACTGGGTGGCAGTTCATGGAGACCATACCCCTATCAAGCCACAGGGGGGCTTATCAGCCCTTGAGGCGGCGCGTAGGCATGGGAAGAACATAATCTCAGGACATACTCACCGCGCAGGGCGTTCGAGCTTTACAGAGGCTTCTGGGGGGCGTGTAGGGCGTATCTTGCATGGCGTAGAGGTTGGCAATCTTATGGACTTTAGGCAAGCGAGCTATACGAAAGGGTCTGCCAACTGGCAACAGGCTTTCGCGATCATGTATGTAAAGGGCAAGAATGTCCAGGTAGACCTAATCTACATTGAGAAAGACGGCACTTTTACAGTTCAAGGCAAAGTCTATGGCAGACCAAGAAATCGCTAATCCTTATTTTGAGGATGAAGATGTGTCTACAATCGTTATCAAATCGTTATGCAAATATCGTGGACAAGTCACCCCGCTAGGTTAATCTAATCCCAAGAGCCGAAATACGGCTTAAAGGGAGAACAAAATGACTATAGCTCAACTCATTACGCTAGGAGTATGTGTCCTGGCTTTTGCACTCGGTCGCTATTCTGGCTATCACGATGGATATGTTAAGGGTCGTAAAGCAGTACGCCGTCACTACGAGTCACTACAGGCGAATCGATGAACGCGGGTGATTTCCTCACAGAGGCAAAAGCAATCATTCAAGATCGTGGTATGGACTACGGTCACCCATCAGATAATATGCAGAGAACTGCTGCACTCTGGAGCTCATTCCTGGAGATGCCAATTACTGATTACCAGGTCGCAAGTTGCATGGCGCTGGTCAAGCTCGCTCGGAGCATGGAAACAGGCAAAGTCGATAACTACATCGATGGAGCTGCATACATGGCAATAGCTGGACAACTACACACACAGGAGAACGATCTATATGTTTAAGTGGGATGAATTAGAAGCATTGAAAGAGGCTGCACTAGCCCGCGATGCTTACCAGGAAGTGATCGTCTACCAGAACGAGCAGATTCTACGAGAGCTTAAATCGATGGGCTGGAAGCTCAAGGAAGCGAACGAGAAGAATGGGATTTAATTTAGATGATTATGAGACGGTCGAAGAAAGATTGGTCAAGTTCTGGAAAGAGCATGAGTCTGGTCGCATTATCACTACACTCATCTCTGGAACAAGCTCGCAGTTTATCGTTAGGGCTGAATTGTATAAGGACGGAAGCGAGCTTATATGGGCTACTGGGCTTGCCGAAGAGACGGTTCAAGGTCGAGGCGTTAATAGTACGAGTGCGCTTGAGAATTGTGAGACATCTGCTATCGGTCGCGCTTTGGCTAACGCTGGATATGCGACTAAAGGCAAGAGAGCTAGTCGGGAAGAAATGACTAAGGTTGCAGTAAAGGCAAACACAGAAGCCGTAATAGCTGAAACTAAAGCCAAACTTGCTGAAACCGCTAAGGAGTATGTGCCTATAGCTAAAGAAGATGATCCTTGGACTATTCGAGAAGCTAAACCAGCTGGCACAGTCGATGAAGCCGTAGCAATGGTAAAAGAGATTATCGGTGGTCAGACTGAGCGAGATATTCCTAACTGTAAGTGCGGCAAAGCTATGGCGTGGCGTACAGGCAATGGCAAGAACAATAAGGCGTGGGGTCACTTTACCTGCTCCAATGTTCCATCGCGCAAATGCATGGAGCCTATCTGGTATGAAATAGCCGCAGACGGCACATGGAAACCTCAAGAGAAGAAGTGGTGATATGGGTACCTTAGAGTTTATGAATCAGGATGGCGAGTGGGAGAAATTTCCAAGCGATGAGGAAATTGCGATCATGAGAACCATGATGAACACAGTCGGCTCAATCCCGCCTATCCATCCTGAAATAACTACTATCTGCCATCTATGTAATGAACCATTTCCAATGGAAGATATCGTGGTGACTGGTGGAGATATCCTGAATGGGTATACTTGGTCATGTCCTAAGTGCCACGCGATTACAAGTCTTGGGAAGGCGTAGGAACCGTTATGCCTTCTCAATCACGAAAACACAGGGGCTTCCGTACCGAGCGGGTCGTTGCTAATTATCTCCAGCAATGGTGGGCGGGAGCTTCTGTGGGTCGTGGCTCGGGTAAAGATATAGTGAATATCCCTATAGACATAGAAGTCAAAGCGAGAAGCGATTTCAACCCGATGGAGTGGTTGCGCCAAAGTCGTAAGCGTACAGAGAAGAACGGCGAGCTTAATGTCGTTGTATGCCGTATGAATAAACAAGGGGAAGATGCGGCGGAGTATCTAGCCTTTATGAAGTTCAGCGACTTGGTGCAATTACTTATCAAGGCTGGTTACACAGATTTCCAAGCCGATACTGATAAACTTGAGCCTGTGTATTGCCATTGCGGTAATACAGTCATGAAAGGCTCACCATGCCATATATGCGAGAAGCTCGATAATGCCAAGCTATGAATTCCAATGCAGGAATGATGACTGTGAATCGACTGCCATATTAGATCATGTGCTGGCTATCCACGAACCGCATGATGTGTTATGCCCATTCTGCCAAGAGCCTATGAATAAGATTTACTCAAGCGTTCCAGCCGCCATATTTAAGGGTACAGGATTCTATTCAACCGACAATAGGTAGTTATCAACACCTGTGGATAAAGTAGGTACAAAACTTGATTAAACGCTCACGACACGCCCAAGTTATACACATGCTTGACTCGTCTGGTACTCTACTGGCTAGAGCCCTTAAGGGGCTCAGGGCAAGCCTGAAAGGCGTAGCTTGCCTGGTAGCCATCGCTATTGGGATATCTCTATCTATTGGAGCAAGTCCAGCAGAATCAGGCTCAATAAGACCATTACATCCAAAGACTTATATTAAATTTAATTACGAGTTACCTCAAGCTATATGCCTTATCAAACTATATGGAAAAGAATCAGCATTTAACACTAAAGCAATAGGTAACTTAGATGGCACTCATCAAGTCTATGGAATACCTCAGCTAAAGAATCCGATCATCAAAGATATGGATGCTATTCAACAGATTAACTACGGCATGAAATACATAAAGCATCGCTACGATGGTCTACCATGTAAGGCATGGGAACATTGGCAAGACAAGGGATGGCATTGAGTAGCTTAAAGGGCAACGGCTCTACCTCCCAATGGCGAAGGATTAGACAGACCGTAATTAATCGTGATGGATGTTGCCAGAGATGCGGCACAGAAGAACGGCTAACAGTAGATCACATAGTACCTAGAGTGCTAGGCGGTGATGATTCATTAAGTAATCTTCAAGTTCTATGCTCTTATTGCAATTCATCCAAGGGGGGTAGGTTTTTTGAGCGTAGCAAAACAC